ACTTTGGGTTTGCGCTAGGTAGTCCAACAGTTTCTCCATACGATATAGACCCTGAATACTTTAATAATAAAGTACTAAGTGCAACAGCTATAGCATTTAACAAATCAACTGTGTTTGGATTAGGTGATGTAACAGAAAACGAACGATATGTTTATCAATACAAAATGACAACTATTAGTGACCTAGGAGCAGAATCACCACTATCAGGAGAGCAAGAAGTATCGTGGACTATACCTAATGCACAAGACAAAAGATACGGTGTTGCATTGGACTTACCTTTGGGTGATGTTGGTACTGTTGCTAGGCGTATATATAGAACTAAAGAGATTAACTCTAGCGGTGGACTGTTTTACTTTGTAACTCAAATAGACGAAAACTCTAGTCGATTCTACATAGATACTATGCCAGACAAGTACTTAGTTGATGAATCTCCTAGGTCTACAGCAAGTACAAGTATTAATACAAACTTTCGAGTAGGAGAAAACTGGGATAATAGATTGTGGTTAGCAGAGGGTACTCGCATAATCTATAGTGACAGTGGTATATTTGAACAGTTTGGAGCAACAAACTACTTTGAATTAGGAACCTTTCAAGGTGGCGACATTATTCAATTGCAGTCATTCTATAACAGTCTTATTGTGTTTCGAGAATCTGCTATTAACATTATAAGTTTTAATAACAATGGGTTCAACATATCTACAGTTACTAACACTATTGGTACTACTGCTCCTAATAGTATTGTTGTTATTCCACAGTTAGGTATCATCTTTATGAATGAACAAGGTGTTTACATACTAACTGGTGGTCTTAACGGTGGTGCTAGTCTTAAAGTGCAAAAGATTAGTTTTGGTATTGATGACTTATTAAACCGTGTCAATACATCTATGATACACAAAACTATAGCAGCTTATAGTCCAGTAGAACGTGAGGTGTGGATACACTTTCCATCGGATGATAGCGTTATACCAGATACCGGTATTGTGTTTCATTCAATGACTGGTACACCTTTTTGGTCTATAAGAACAGCGTTTGCCAATGTAGACAAAGCATACTGGTCTGCACTAACAACAACTATAGATGGTTTATTCTTATTGGGCAATGCACCTGAATGGACTATTACAGCCGGACAAACAACAAAGAAGTTTGGTCCATTGCAAGTAATGACAAATTCTAATAACTGGGGACAGTCTTGTACGATTGACTCTATTGGTAGTGGTAATGCTGTACTTACTATTACAGACACTACTAATCCAGGACATACGTGGGAATCAGAGTGGTATGGGTTTGCACAAAACAGTGTAAAAGTAAGATTCTACAGTGTTGAACTTAGGCTGATGTCTTATGGAGACAACTCGTTTGAGTTCTTTTATAGTACTGATTATTCATACACTGAGAATGTTACAACTGCACAAAAGCAAGCAAGGTCGGAAACTGTATTCACTGTAAATGAGGATGCGGTGTTTGGGGCAGCTGATGCTACGGTGACAAAGGTTCCATTTACAGTGAATAGCAGTTATATAGCCGATGGGCGGTTAATAACCCTACGGTATGATGTGAACACACAACTATGTGACCAGTTTAAGTTTGGGATTCGGACAACAAACGATACTCAGTGGCACTTGTTATCTATGAATCTACTCTCTGACGCACAGGCTTTACCATCATTGAATCAAGCCACACGTCTACAGAAAGGGCAAGCAAGATGAAAGTATATACGCAACAAGGGCAAAAGAGGTTTGACCAAGTTAAACCAGAAAGCATTAACGATAACACTCAAGCAGTGGTTAGTGTATACAATGGACGTATTGATGGTCAAAACTTACCTATTGATACAATAGACAAATTAAAGTTTGCACCCTCTGCATTAACTAGCACTTCGACAGTAAAAGCATTTGGCTTTAAATGGAGTGGGCAAACACAAGATTATTATTTTGTAAGACGTTGGAATACATATGAGGGTAGTTTAAGTGTACACAATGCATTGTATTCTGTAGACTTGGATAACAGTAACTGGTCTAGTGGTTGGAACAACTTACAAGACGTTGCTACGACTGGTGGTGTAACAGACACTTTTAGTGATTTATTTTTAGAGTTTACGGCAACCTCAGGAACTTTATCAGGATGTTTTGATATAAACTTTAGACACGGTCTAGATGTTATAGACGATGGGTCTGGAGGTTATCTTGCATTTTCTACTAAATGGTGGACTCGATGGGGTTTGTTTTGTAATGATATATTAATAGCCGAAACTGGAAAAGTGTATCCACGATTAGAGAATTTATGTGTTCCTTTTCATTTGTTTATAGGTAGTCAAAATGTAAGACTAGAACTAAAATATCAAACTGTAAACACTGGAGCAGAAGATGCTGTCAGTTCTGGCGCTGGGGTCGCAGTATCTACTAAATCAAGGCTTGAATTATATGGTGCTTCTATATGGGCTTGTAATACAAAGAGGTAATAATGAGCAAGATAGGAAATCAATATTTAGACGGTGGATTAGTACCAACAGCTGCTCAGTTGAATGCTGTATATGATGCAGTTGCAGCTGATACTATAAACAATGATAATGTTGAAACAGACTGTGCAAACCGTATGCATTTTAGTAATACATCTGCTAATAGAATTCACCAGTTATCTACTTTTGATTATGATGGTACAGCTGATTGGGCAACTACTAGTACTGCTTGGACAACTATTGAAAATGTAGCCGGAACTCCAAGTAAAGTTGAGCCTAATTATACTGCGCACGGACAAATATTAATACGTGTTCAAGCAAGTGGGTTAGTAACTGGTTTAGATTTAACTGCTGCTAAAGATGGTGATGGTTCTTTTGTACAAACAGCATATAACACTTATGCATTTAGACTATTCGCAACACTAAACAGTGGTTCAACAACAGTTGATATAGCAAACTGTACATATAGTTTTACACCAAAAGCTGCAATTACTACTGAAAATGTAGGTATGGTAGATAAAATTATGTATAGGTCTTTTGCCTTTAGTGGATTAGCGACAATAGGTGCTGGTGTTACATTAGACAAAGTTGAACTAATGGCTTGTGTTGGTCAAAGTGGTAATACTTTAAGAGTTCAACATAATCACATACAACTTATTGTGGTGGAGAACTAATGGCTTTTGTAAAACCATATACATACGTTAATGGTAACGTATTAAATGCAACAGACCAAGAGTCAAACGAACTAGCATTACAAATACACGTTAATCAACAAATAGTGTCTGCTGATGTGGCTAATGATTCTGTAGTTGGTGAAAGCATTGCACCACCTCGATTGATTAATGCAGTTTACACAGCAGACTTTGTAACCAAAACTATACAAGGTGTAAGTAAGTTGCTTAGTATGCACGACTTTGCATACTTTAGTTCTACTACTAAAGGTAAGAATCAAACGTCTACTACTGTAGAGGATTACCAAAGTTTAAATACTACAGGAGCAGAAGTATTTATACCAGTAGACAGTACAACAGTAATGATAACTATTTATTTTAAAGCAGTTGGTGATGCAAACTCTGCTAAACAAACAAACCAACGGAATCCTGGTCCTGGATTATGGGATAATAGATTTGAACTTTTATATGAAAAAGACGGTAGAATCACATCGTATGATGGAACACGTAACTATGTGTTTGAAGATTCGAATGCAGTTAGCATTGGTGCATTGAATCCAGGTGCAAATTATACGGCTTGTGGACACCGGAGCATTATGATTACTCGTATGCTAACATTAGATAAAGGTAGGTATAAATTTAGTGTTGCTGTTAATCCAAAGGTTGAAAAGGGTAACATTAACTGTCAATCATTTTTAATAGAAACTTTCCACGTATAGGTGATATATGGCTTTAGGAGCATTAGGAACAGCAGCGTTAATTTCTGGTGGAGCAACACTTGTTGGTAATTTGCCAAGGATTATTCCAAGCAAGTATGAACGTGAACAAAATAAACGTCTTAAAGAACTTGAACGTAGACAAGAAATGGGTTTGTTGGGTCTAACTGAAAGACAAGAACAACAAATGCAAACACAGTTTACTAACACTAGGGACCAAGCACAACGTAGACAAGATGCAGAAATGCGACGGTTGTCTACACCAACAGCACAACCTGGTCAACAAATGCTAGGCGCACAAATGTCTATGGATAATAGACAACGTTTGGAAGCAGACATAGCCAGTCAAATACTTGGCATTGACCTTAAACGACAAGCAGAACAAGAGGCTGATATAGAGGCTTTAAGAGCAGGGCAAGCCCAAGTGCGTAAAGACAGAACAACTGCACTTGTAGAGCCTTTTACTTCTGCTGGAGAGGCATATATTAAAGGGCAAACGTTGGAAAGACTTATAGGGCAAATGCCTGAAGAAGACAAAGATATGTTTATAAGAGAAGACTTTGCAAAAAGAATGACACCACAAGAACAACCTATTAATCAAAGTGTTGTTCAACAACTATCACAGGCACAAGGCAATCCAGCTATGCAAGACCAAATTTTAAGTCAATTAATTCCAGACCCTAAAGAACGAGCAATAATTTTGATGAATTTACAAAGTATGAATTCACCAGGTATAGGTCTGCCACCACACCAAGGAAATACTACGCAACAATTTATGTTTGATTCATTGTATTAAGGAAGTAAAATGGCTATTCAACAGATAGGTGGACGTAACGTCTATGTAATAACTGGTTCAGGTAGTACTGGTGGTAGAACAAGTACTGGTCAATCTTGGGCAGACTTAGTAACTCAGCAAAGATACACTTTGTATGACGCAGCTTATAAACAAGCATTGCGTGAATATGAGTCGGGTAAGTTGTCTAATAAAGAACTAAAAAGAAGACACGACCAAATTCAAAAAGAGTTAGAGGGTGAAAAACTTAGGCATAGTCAAAACATAAAAGATATAGAACTACGTAAATTGTCGGACATTTCACAAACTCAAAGAGCAAATTTAACTAGTGCCAATGTAGCAGCAAGAGGTCGAGCAGCTAAATCAGAAGAGGAACAGATACCAGGTTATGACGAATACCTAGATACTTTAACTGATACAATACTTGAAAAGAATAATAAAATACTAAGAGCAAGAAAAAACGTTGAACAAATACAAGACGAAGTAGTAAAAGAAAAGTTTAAATCCGATACTGAGATGTATGCGTTTATAAACTCTGATGATTATAAAGATTTAAAAGCAAAAGGTGCGCTAGATACTACTGCACAAAGTCTTGGTTTATTAGCTGAACAAAGACAAAAAGCAGAAAAAGAAATAGAAACATTAAAAAGTAATCCGAAATACAAAGACGATAGGAATAAATTTGATGAGTATTATAAACAACAAAAAAATATAAAAGGTTCAGCAGTTAGTGAATTTAAACCTAAAAGGTTGCGGTCACAAGAAGAAAAGTTTGACGCATTAATACAACAAGAACAAGATGCAATAGATAGTATTGATACTCGATTAGCAAATTTAGACTTTGAAGAACAAGACACTATTGATGTATTAGAACGTGCCGGACAACTTACCAGAGAAATGGAAAGTAGACCTATAAGACAACCTAGAGAACCTAGGGAGCGTGGTAGGTTTCGAAGAGCAGAAATGGAAGCGTTAGGTGAATCACCTGAACCAGATGTTCCATTACAGTTGTCTGGTGCTGAACCTATGGGAATGACAGATACTGCAGTAACAGAAGCACCAACTATTGCTGAACCTGTGCAAGCAACTTATGGGTCTTTAGAAAATAAAGAAATACCAATAATAGACCCTAATAGAACAATAGATGTATTAGACAAATCTCAATTTGGACACCCAGACAAACCACCGACACACGCACGAGAGCAATTATTGGATTATCGTAGGACTGACCCAATGGCTTTTCCTGCAAGAGGTGAAATGCCAAGTGGTGAAAGGCCAAGAGTTGAAAGGCTTGGTACACTGCCACAGTTTGAAGAAGTAGAAGAGGTTGAAGTAACAGATAGTCCTCAATCATCTAGAAGAGCTATACGTAAAAATATACAAAATCAGTTTAAACAAGTACGCAACTTAGATGACACAGAGAAAACAACTGTAGCAATACAACTATTGGAAGAATATAAAGACCAGTTTGGTGTTTCTAGTAAAGAATATAATAAATATAAGAAACTTATACTAGATGAACTTGAAAAATCTCAAAACCCTGAAGAGGCAAGAGCGCATAGGTCAGCAGAACAATACATTAAAAAAGACCCAACTGCAGCTGCAAACTTATTAGTACCAAAAGAAATAGGCTCTTCTGTTCATGTAACTGACAGCACACAAAAATTAGTACAAGGTATTTTTGGTGGTCCTATACAAAAATTTGCTAATGACGAATTAGATTTAGCAGAACTTGATAAATTGCGTAAAAATGCAATTGAACAAGTAAATAAAACTCCAATGGCGCAAGGCAAAAAAGACGCTTTAAAACTAATAGACATAATGTATTGGACTGTTATTGAACAAAGTAGGTAGATATGGCTGAAGTATCAAAGAAGACTTTAGAAACCGCTCTTGGTGTAAGTTTAACGTCAATACAATACGAACTAATGCTTGCCAATAAAGATTTGTGGGACGCAGAATTAGAAGCAAAGATTGCAGTTGCTACTAATCCAATGTATCAACAACCAGCATATCAATCGCAAAGAGATACAGACTTTTTGCAACGTGTTGAAGATGTTAGGTCAAAAGCACAAATATCTGGATATGGTTCGCTTAGTGACAGAGAAGTTGAAACCTCACCACCAATGGAAACACAACAAGAAAAACAAAGTAAATTTGGCATTTTAGGTACTGCATTGGATAAGCAATCAAGTGTTGCTGAAGAACAAGCATTCTTTGCTAAAACATACACAGAGGCAGGAGAATTAAAATACAATCTTATGAAAGCAGGTATGTCTTATGAGGAACAAGAAGCTGCCGGTGCTATGTATATAGAGTTGAGAAGAGACAATAAAGATAAAAGTAATAGAGAAATTTACGATATAGTTATACAAAAATTACAAACATTAAATACAGACGACTTAGATAAATATCAAAATGTCTATGTAGATGAATTAATGACTGACAGAAAGTTAGTAGAAGTATTAACTCAAGCCGGATTGCCAGAAAAAGAGTTAGAGTCGGCTCGTACTATGTATCGACAAATAAAAGCAGACAACCCAGATAAAGGTAATCAAGAAGTCTTTAATCTAACAATGGACACATTAAATGCATTAAGCAGTCCTGGGTATATAACCAGAGAAGAATCGTTAGAACTATTATCAGATATGCGCACTAAAACAGGTGTAGAGCAATTGCCATTTGGTGCAACTAAATCTGATAACTTACTAAGTAGTGTTTTAGAGAAACAAAGGAACCCAGGTTTAGGTTTACGCAAGTATGATAAATATCAACAAGAATATTTAAACAGTGTACAAAAAGATAAGTACAACAAAGCCATTCAACAGAAAAAAGCAGAAATAAATACTTTATTAGATTCTTTACAATACACGTATGCAGGGCAATCAACTAGTGACCCTAAAGTAGAATTTGAAAGATTACAAACTACACAACCAGAGTTTTTTGAAGTATACATTGGTGCAGATTTAAATGGTGATGGTGTACCAGATGAAGAAATATTTATGCCACAAGAAGTTTTTGAATACTTACAAAACAATCGTACTGGCGGTACTGTATTTAGCCCAACAACTGACACTGACATTATAGAAGCAATAGAAAATGGCGACTTTAAATCTATAGGTAGAAAACCAATTACGTATGTTACTGATACAGTACCTAGAGGAACACTTAGTGCCTTGGCAGCTGTTCGAACCTATAAAGAAATAGGCGACCCAGATTGGCAAACTGATATAGACAAGCGACGACAAGTTTTAGAAAACCTAGACTTGTTTAGTACTGAAAGTCTTGGTGGTACTAGAACAGACCCTTTAGGTGGTATAGCAGAGGGTACTGGTAGTTGGTTATTGCGTAATGCATTGATGCCTTATAATGTAACTGCAGCACTAACAACCAATGCTATTGAATCTGTAGCAGAACCTGGTATGGCATTAGCGTTTGAGGGTCTTGAAAAGGTAGGTTTAGCAAATGAAGCAGATTACTTTGCTGATTTAGGTTCAGGAAGAAGAGCCAGAATAAGAGAAAGACCTAACCTATATAAAGAAGACGATTGGGTATATGATGTTGCTGACAACATAGCACGTAACAAAGGATTCGTTGGTGAAGGTACAGTTATAGCAGACAACTTGAATCTAGAGGGTTGGGCGAATTGGGCTACACACGGTGGTTATTTTGTTATGGACTTAGTGGACCCTACTCTTGATGTAGGAGCCGGTGTTGTTAGTGGCGTTACAGCATATAGAGCAACTAAAAAAACACACGATGCTATCTATGGAGCCTTAAGTCAAGCAGAAGCAATGAGTGCTGCTACTAAAGCATTCAAAGAACAAGTAGACAACCCATTTAACTTAATAGGTATGACTACAAGAGTTGGACGAAAGTTTAAAACACCAATACCACCTAACTTACAAACTAATGATGTAATGTTGGTAATGAGTGATAATATGGCTCAAAACCTAGCAGCAGATAGAATGCTTAGAACTGGTAATTTTCATAACGATGAATTTTTTAACTCAGCAGTTGGACGTGAGTACACACTAGATACCACAGGTTTGCCAGCCGTAAATGCGTCAAGACGATTTAGAGCAGAGATTGACAAAGTTGAATCGTCAAAAAGAATATTACAAGAATATGATGCAACAGTAGACGAAATTTATAAATTAGAAAGGTTATACATGAGGGCTTTAGAACGTGGTGAAGACGGTGGATTAACGTTTCACGAATTTGTATTACAAGAATCTAAAACATTATCTAAAGCACCACGTATTAGTACATATTCAGAATTAATAGCAACACCTGGTAAACCTAACTACAAATCTATTAGAGATGCTTTAGATGTAAATCTTGAAACATTAGGTAAAAATAATGAATATATAAATTTAAAACCTAATAGAGATTACTTTGCTGATGGTAATGGTGTTGAGGATATAATAAAGGTATTAGATACAATATATGGTAGAAACATATTCTTTGATATGTCTGCAAAGTTATTGCCTGATGTTGTTAATAAAAGTCTTGCAAAAGTATCTTTTATTACTCGAAACACCATAGCAGACAAACGTGTTATTCCTAAGATTATAGCAGCTGCCTCTCAAAGCGATATAGGGCAAGCATTATATACCGTTGTGAAACTATCTACTAGAGTTGGTGACGATGGTAAAGTAATTACTCCAATGATTTCTGTTAAACGAAACTCGCCTGATGCTGTTATGAGTCAGTTCACTGGTCGTCAAACAACAGCACCAGCAGAAACAATACGAGCGTATGATTTATCTGATATGGATATGCTAGATGAATTTAGACTGCGTGAATCTGTTGAACGATTGGATATAAGTGGTGGTTTGAAAACACAAATATTGGATGACATAACAGAATCACGTATCTTAAGTTTAGATGATTACAACTTTTTAATAAGTACTAATACAGATAGAGTAGCACGTAGGTTTGCCGAGACTGCGTCATTCGAAGACCTTGAAAAACTTAGTCCAGAGAACTTTGGTAGGTTAATGGAAGCACCTGAAACTGCTTATCGTTTATCTGATTTATCTTGGAAAAAATTTCAAACAGGTATTACAAACTTGTTAAAAAGACAAACAGAAGAAGTACCGGTTGCTACATTTCAATCTTTTAGGCAAAAGCGTGTGTTGCAAGAATACAATCAACAACTAAGCACACTACAAGAACGGTCTTCACAAACATTCAAACAGTTAACAAATGACCGAATACCGGCAGCACGAAATGAAGTTGTAAAAAGATATATTAATAATCCAGAAGACTTTACTGTGCTTAGTAAAGAAGAAGCATTGTCAATAATGGTAGTTGGAGAAAAGACTACTGGTGTTTCTAAATTTCAACAAAAACAAATATTAGAACTGGTTATTGATGATGTAATACATAATGTGTTTAAAAGAAACGTAGATGTTGCAAGTACTACTAATACAGCAAGCGACCAAATAAGTGGTATTAAAAGATTCTTAAAGAACGATATTTTTACTGAACACGGAAAAGAATATATAGAAACTAAAATACTTGAAATAAGTCAAAGAATAGTTGATAACCCAACAACATTTAAAAGTGAATTAGATAACTTGTTAAAAGACTTAGATGAAGCAATACAAGCTACGTTAGCAGAACAAAAAGACCGTTCAGTTTTTACTGAGTTAGACGGTAAAATACAAGATGTTACACTACCTATTATAGACCCTAAAGGGGCTTCTAATATAGATAGTCTTGCAAGTTTAAAGTATTCAGACAAATATGAAGAGACATTATTGTCTGCGTATATGTTTGCAGAACAACAAAGAGAACTATCAAAGTTTGTTGCACGTTCAATGCGTAGAGATATGTTAGATTTAAACATACTTGATATATTACCAAATACATCATTCAATCAAAAATCATTTGAAAGCGCAATACAAGAAGCAGTACCTTTAAGATTTGAAGACCTAAGTAATGGTAATGACAAAAATCCGTTGTATAGAACAATGGACCTTGTAGAAGAGGCACATAGAATAAACGTTGCAGAAAACTTGGATACTGCTGTTGATTTAAAAAACATAGATAGAGAAATCTACCGACAAATTAATAGAGCAAGTAAAGAATTCAAAAAACTTGGTGGTGCTGAGAAGACCGAAGAAATTAAGAAACAGAATAAGAGAATACGTGAAACATTAACAGAAGAACGGAAAGTAAAAAATCAAGTAATTAAACAAGAACTAGGACGTTTTGATTTTGACATTGACATACAAAGGTCGGTTTTAAAAGATGAAAAACAACTAGCATTAGAATCGTATTTAGGAACTAAGACTAAGCGTAAGAAAACACAAGTCTTTCCAACACCAGGACAACCACGTATAAGTTGGAAAACTAGAAAAACTACTGACCCTAAATACAAACAAATACGAAATGATTATAATAGAAAACTTAAACAATTAGATGCAAATGCAAAACGAGATAGAAAATTATTAAAACAAACCTTGGTAAACGAAAAGAATAAAGAACTAGAACTATTAAGAGATGATTTACTGAGAGAACGTGACACAGTTGCAAAAAATTTAACAGACGAAATAAATGAACAGTTAGGCGATATAGATGGAGTTAAGTTTGATTTAAGTCAGCGTAAAACCATAGTAGAAAAAATTGATTATATGCGTCGTGAAATCATAGGTTGGGATTCTATTTTGTTTGATACAATAGGATACGATAAAGCGTTTGACGATATATACGACGCTATGAAAGCAGCAGAGTTACCAGAGGATGAAGTTGCAGCAATAGCCAATAAAGTAGATGAATACGCAGACTTAGTACTT